TTGATAGTACCTACTACTTGAGAAATAGTAGAGACTTCAGGGTTTGGTACACTTAACTTTAATTTACCAGTAGAAGACCGAAATAGTATACAACCTACAACAGGATTTAATATTTCTGCAATGTTAGCTGCATGATCCTTGTCTGGGTAAATCGTACCGTTAAATTCATGACGTAGAATATTACGAGTTGTAATCTCCTGTTTTTCGTAAATTTTACCACCAACTTCTGCATTAGCTCTAACCACTTGATTTGCAACTAAAATTGCTGTTTCAAAGCTATTCAAGTCTATGTCGCTAAGGGACATACCCGGCCCAAACTCGGCATCTAATAGATAGTCTAATAAAACCAATACAGTGTTATTGCTGAATACTCTTGAAGTAGACAGTACACCATTTGTTATAGTTCTGATCTTCTTACCTTGTACATAGTATGCAACGTTAGGCTTACCTTGGTACTGCGGTTCGTCCCTATTCATCTTAAAGAATTCGGTAGAATAAGCTAGATTATTAAAGGTAGCGGTCGATAATCTACCCAATGTCGAAGAAGACAAGGTACTATTTCCCGACTTATTTACATAGCTCTTATAATAAGCTTTATACTTAGTATCGTCAAATGTAACATCATCAATGTCTGCCCAAACTACCTTAGACAATTCAGCAGAGCTGAGTACATGCTGGGTAATAAGTGTTTCATTCCTATCACCATTGAAAGCTGTCAAATCACCAAGTGCTGTTTCATTTGAAACGGTTGGTAACTTAAATGTACTGCTTGTGTTTGTAAAAACATTAATTGGATTGCTGATGCGACAATAACCGTATACTATTGGAATTGGGTTATTTGACCCTGATACCCTTACATTCCTTGTCGCCGCCCTATCTTTGGCGGCTTCCCTCATCTTTTTCGCTTGTTCTTGTTGGTATACTATTGAGGCAGCTGTAAATAAAATCTGAAGAATGATGATTGTTTCTACACTCATTATGTAGTACCCCCCCATTTGATTGTTGCTTCGTTAGTAGCATTATATGCATAGTCCATAGAGGTATCCGCCGGGTAATAAAGTTGTTGGTTAGAAGAGTTTGTAGACCTCTCAGTTACTTGCTTTAACTTCGTTAAAGGTCCTGAACTCTGTACTACTACCATGGGTGAATTAGCATTAGTAGACCAGCTAATTTTGCTTACTTTACCTACATAAACAGGTAAGTATTCCCCTATAGGCGAACCTAGCTCAGTGTCGATAAATCCACATAAAACTTCAATTGGAATACCTACGCTTTGACTATCAAAGAATTCGCGGTAAATGCCTGTGACGTCACCTAACTGTATCTCAAATAAATCCCTTGATATTTCTGATTCTGCTTTTGGTGGTGAGATTGAAGCTAAGCCGCCATCAGCTGAGTAGCTGAAACTACTATACTCAATATCATATGGTGCATCTGTAACACCAAAAGAATTACCTACCTTAACTAAAAAGTAGGCAATCATTGTAGGGTTATTTATTGCAGATAAAAGTGTTTGACTCACTTGTAGCATCTTGTATCCATCCTATATAAATTAAAAAATTGTTTATCTTTACAAAAGCTTCTGACTTTCCTAAAGCCAATCTTTGTAACAAACTTATTTAAATCGATGTCATCAAAAGGCTCTACGCAGTAAACAACAGGATAGTTGTTTTCTATGCAAAGTCTCTTGATTTCATCTTTGTATCTTCTTAAAACTGATTTTGTAGCAGGGACATAGAAATAAGAATAGCACATTGGCATATCCTTATCTCCTGTCCATTTAATAACAAACTCTTGCATTAACTTAAATTTTTTCAATAAACTTTAAAGTTGCCGACTGAATAACGCCACTCTCATATGTAAACACAGAGTTTTCTGGTTCATTTAAAACAGTAGCTAGTATATCCGTAGCTAGCACTGTAGTAGTGCTAGCTAGTAAAGTAGTTAATGAGGGTGAAATCTCTAGTATCGAAACACCAGAGTTAACCTCTACACTATTTTTAGTAACGTATATCTTGTTATGGTTTGAAAATCTAATAAAACGGCCTGCTGGTATTTTATAACTACTATTAGAAGTGATAGTTATACTAGAGGATCCAGCATTATACTGGCCAACATTTGTGATTACTGTTGCTATTTCTGTTTTATTATCTGTATAAAGATGCTGCGGTACTTCAATAGTGAAGGGTATAGAGGCTCCATACGTTAACCAATTAGCCATGAGGTCAGCATGAAGTGTATCTCGCTGACCCCCTGATACAGTAATAACAAATTCAAATCTTTGAGCATTCTTTTTAACAACTTTGCGTCTTAAGTTTAGCGAATCAAATGTCAGTGTTGCTTCATTCGAAGTAATCGATAAAGGCGTTAAATAAGGGTATTTCCCTAAAAATTCATATGTACTCATTATGTTAATATCCTCTTTTCCATAAAGTTGTTTCTAACCATATCAGCAATTTGCGGACTCATCATTAGAATCTCCCTACGAGTTTGTTGGCTAATATCACCAGTAATATTGATACTAACTTGTTGTTGACCATTTGAAGATCCACCTTGCATTGCAGCAGCTACGCGAGACTGTTGAGCTTGGTTAAGAATAACCTCTCCAGCGTGAGCGATAACAGGAGTTGCTTGACCGTAATTACCCGGAACCACACCACCATCAGCAAACGCTTTTAGCTTAAAGCCCATACCGCCTGTAGAAGCAGGGGCGATACTGTAGCTGGTACTAGCGAGTGAGGAGGTAGCTGCCCCTGCGGAGAAGCCTGAGTAGATAGACAGTCCTGTGCTAATTAAGCCAAGTATACCTGAGCCGCCGCCGCCGCTGCCACCGCCAAGAATAGACATTAAACCATCAAACATACCGCTTAATGATTTGCTTAATTCAGGAAATAAGGTACTAAAGCCATTCTTTAAGCTATCAAATGCAGAAGAAAGCTTATCCGTTACTACTGCAACCAGAGAACTCTTTTCATCATCTGCCTTAATTGAACTAAGTTTTGATTTGACATCGTTAACATCTTGCGTAACTGTTGGATTATCAACTGTACCCGTTGGTTTACTGGAAGCCGCACCACCAAATACTCCGCTGATTAATCCCCCAAAGCCACTACCCGCACCCATCGCGTTATCTGCGCTACCTGAGAAAAAGGATTCTAAAGGTGCTGTAAGTACACTAAACAAACCTTCAGTAAATCCACTCACTGTAGTCTCAGTAATTTTACTTGTAATAGAGTTTAGAAGGGAATCACCAAAAGTACTAAAGTCACTTTCGCCTTTAATCAAACTTAGCAAGTTTGCGCTAAAGTCTGACTTTAAACCACCTACTGCATTTGTACCTATTTCTTTTGACTTAGTTGACCTAGCGTCATCACGAATTGCTTTAAGGAGTTCTGGTGTAGGTTTCATGTACTGCACAAGTTGGTTAGTAGTTACCTCATTAAGGTTATCTAATGCTTTTTGTGTGTACTCTTGAACCTTACCTGAGCGTAGTAACTGATCATCTGCACTCTTTTGAGCTTGTAACAAATCCGTAATTTGTTTATTTAGCTTTATGACTTCTTGAGATGTTAACTTACTGAAATCATACCTATTCAAGTCACCACCAGTTGCAGCAGCAAGGTTAGACATGTTAACACCACCACCTTGAGCAAAAGCAGGAAGACCGGCATTAATGCGCTCGAGTAGATTACGGTTATTAGCTGTTGCTTTAGCATTAACAACATATTCACCGTTAGATAGTCTGGCTAATATAGAGTCTGAAGTACCATTACCGGGACCGGATATAGCTCCACCTGTGGCAAACTTTTTAAGGTTGGATGTTGCAAAGCTAGCCACCTTATTAGCGTCCGAAGGCTTGCCCGGGTTTACTGCACGGTTTAATGTGCGTGATATTTCTGAAACGGTTTTTAACGCATTTACTTTATCAGCTGATAATTTTTTATAATTTAGATATTTAGGTAACGCAGTTATGTTAGCATCAATTGAACTACCTAGTAACCCAGGATCAGACAAGTAACCAATATTATCGTAGACATCTCGGCCCGTATATTGTAACCAGCCCCTACCCCTGAAGTCCCAACCATCTTGTGCAGTTAGGTTACCAGCGCCAACTTTCATGTATTGAAAACCTAGAAAATCTTTTACCAGTAATTTACTAAGGTAATCATCTCTTTCAGTTACAGGTTTATCTTTAAACTTTTTATCGATATCTCTGAAGAAAGAAACAGCCCAAACACCTTTACTCTTATCAATACCATGTTCTTTATACTTTGCAAGTAAAGTTCTATATTTACTACTAAATAAACCAGTACCATCACCAGTATCTTCTGTAAGTTGACTTAGATCTGCACCCGCCTCTTTTTGGGCAGTACCTAATCCAGCAGCTAACGATAACTTCGTCTTAAAACCAAAGTCGCCCAATGAATTTATTAAATTTAATTGATTGTCAGTAAAGTCAGGGTCAAGATAAGGAAAAGAAACTTCTGTTAAATTAGGGTTCTTAGGTTTACCGACAACACCACCTTCTGCAAAAGCGGGAAGACCACCGTTAATACGTTCTAAAAGTCCACGGTTACTTGCAGTTGCCTTAGCATTAACTACGTATTCACCATTAGACAAACGAGCAAGAATAGAGTCAGAAGTACCAGTACCGGGACCAGAGATTTTACCGCCAGTGGCATAGCCTTCTGGCATTATTAATCCACCACCTGTACCACCTTGACTAGAGCCAAATGAAAAGAAATCCTTAACAGTAGCTTTTAAAGCATTAAACTTAGCTTCAATAAATGCAAAAGCGGTATCTAAAGCAGAAACAATTGGGGAGATAACATCAGTTGCTAAGAATGTTTGGAGCTTAGAACCCCAAGAGCCTTCTTCACCAAAGAAAATATTCCAAAGTAAGAAGCCACCAGCAGCAATACCTAGTGCAGCAAGAATAACAGGGGCGGAGAGACCTGCAGCAATAGTCGCTAATAACGAACCGACAGCAGTTGTTACAATACTTACACTGGGAAATAAAGCACCGAGTAATAAGGTGCTTAATGCTAATCTAGTTAGAACAGCTTTAATAACAGGTAATGAAAAAGCAGCTAATAACCAAGCACCACTTGCAATAATCTTGCTAGCGGCAAAGGCGGCAATAGTACTAAAAGCCATTGCTGTACCAATAATTGTACCGAGCTCAACACCAGCACGAGTAAGCGGGTCTTTTACACCAAAGGCGTTTAAGGCCGCCTCTGATAGGTGACCACCAATAAGTGTACCTGCTAAACCGCCAGCAATAGAGAATGACCCACGGAAAGCACCACCCATCTTCTGACCAAGTGTTTTAGCTTTTCCTACTTCTTTAGCTTCTGTTTCAGGGTTAATTAGGCTAGGTAAGAATAGTCTTAACGCAATTGCTTTAGAAATTGCTAATAGAATAGGGGTTAACTTTCCACTTACTACTGCGAGGGTTAATCCACCAAATATTAGGCCAGCAAGGAATCCGGGGATATCGCCACCAACCCAACCAGAGATACCTGCACCGGCGAGTACCTTGTTACCGAAGTCTGAGATTAAAGTATAAATCTTACTCAGGGCTTCGCTTAATCCCTGATCACCAATAACTAGTTTTATAATAGCACCAGTTATAACTAAATTACGGAAACCTTTACTGAGAGCAAAAGCAAGTGCTAAAGAGAAAATATCGGCAAGCTGTAGCTCATTTTCTTTTGTAGCCCCAAGAAAAGCTTGAGACATCACCCTACCAATAGTAGTACCGATAGAGTCTAGTATTTTACCCGGTGTCTCAAATCCAAGCAAACCGCTAGAAGCCTTTTTATTGAACTCGTCAGTAGCGTCAGTAACACTTGATAATGAACTCTCAATTACTGCTTTTGCTGCTTTAAGTTTTTCTGTACCAACACCTTCGATATTTACCTTATCAATAAAACCAGTCATACTTAGCTTTAACTGAGCAGTGTCTAGTTTAAGAAAACCAGCTATGACTCCAACTAAGCCTAGTAACCGAGGAATCAAGCCCTCACCTATAGCAACAGTAACCGCATTAAATGATATACGTAAAGCGTTAAATTCATTATTAGCTGCTAGTTTGTTATAGATATCAAGTAATCCGCTAGTACCGTTGTTTACCTCTTTAAACAACCTTTTAACTAACTCGCTTTTCTTAGCGTTTTCTGTTAACTCACCTAAGCTATCATTAATACGTTTAACGTAGCTGTTTACTTCTTTAAGAACACCCGTATTTGCGGATACACCAATTTTAATTGAAATATCTTTGAAAAGCTTATTGAACTCAGTGCGTAGTCCTGTAAATATGTCAAATACATAAGCCTTAAACTTCTCAAGGTGAGGTTTCACCATATCGAGGAGCTTACCTGCCCACATAGTAATATCTTCAATTAAATCAGGCCAGTAAGAGTTCCCGACTACAGCATCCCAAATATTATAAAATATATCTTTAACTGCTTGACCAAACTTTGAAATGAGTGCTAGTACTGTATCTAAACCGGGTAAGAAATCAGAAAGTTTCATAGCATAGGCTTTAACTGAACCACTAATATCTATACGAGAAAGAGCACCTCGTATATCAGATATAATAGTGTCAGTATCGATAGTGATATCAGGGAGGAAAGAAATTGCCTTCCCTGCATACTCATTAAATAGCTTACCAATATCGAGAAGTATTAAACGTGCATTATCGTAAAATAATGCAATATTAAATAAGCCCTTAGCTACTGAGAATTCTAGACCATCAGCGAAGTTAAGGAAGCTCTGCGTAATTGACTGTATACCTTTAACAAGAATCTTAGAGACCCCTGATTGACGTATCATCTTATCTTGTGTAATGGCAATAGCATCACCTAAGTTAGAGAACGCGCCGTTAAGCGTATTAACTTGTCTTGAAGCTGCTCCACCAAAACCATCAGCTGCTTCCGCTACACTTTGAAAAGCTTTGTAGAATTTTTCAAAGGTCAAATTACCTTTTTCACTCTCTTTTCTCAATGCGCCCATTGATATACCCATAGCATCCGCAATTTTAGTTAGCGGGATACCTGCGTCAGTAATTTGGTTGAGTCGTTCAGCGGTTAGACGACCTTCTGAAGCCATTCTTTCAAAGGCTACAGCAACTCTATTTAGTTCTACGTCACCACCACCTACGGCGGCAACGGCATCAGAGATATTCTGAATACCTCTTTCAATTTGTGCTTGACTAGCAAAGGCTCTACTACCTGTTGTAGCAAGTCTTGCGTATGCGTCAGTTAATGCCCTAACGCTATAGGGGGTAGCAGCAACAATCTTTTGTACGGCACTAAAGGCTTGTACTGCCCTAGTTGTACTGCCTGTAGCTGTAACGAGTCTAGCATTTAATGTCTCAAAGCTAGCTGCTGTTCTGATAGCGGCGGTTCCGATAGCAGCAATAGGTAAAGCGGCAAAAGCTACTTTAGTTGCAGTTGCTAATCCACTAATTGATTTGTTGATACTTTCCGCGCTGGTTTGTACCGACTTTAGTGATGATTCTAGTTTCTTTAAATCTACCTGTGCTTGCGAGGAATCCGAACGGACTTGAATTTGAACTGCCATTCTTCTTTCTCCTTAATAAAAATGCCCTAGATGAAAACCCCTTTAATAAGAGATCACCATCTAGGGCATAAGATTATTCTTCTAAATAATCAACAACAGGGTCTTCGAGTTCACCTATTGCAATTAGTGTTTTCTCAATAAAGAACGAAGGCGCTTGCCTTGAATGTCCTTTGTTAAGAATACCGATGTAGGGAGCATCATTATCGATAATACCGATAACATCCCCATTACTACTATTTTTTTCAAACTTATAAACCCATCTGCTTCTAGCATAACCCGTATCAATAGGGGTTACTCTTGCTAAAGCCGCTGTAGCAAATTCAGTGCGATCAATTACGCTATCGTTTGCAATTTCTTTGACTTCTTCTTTTAATTTTTCTAGTTCTTTTTTGAAGTCAACTTTCACACTTAAATTTGCCATAGTTACTCCAGTATAGGTTTCCAGTTTTTATCTCCACCAACAGCACCTTGTAGCATACGCATAAAATTAGGATCAATACCTTTACTCTTGCTACCGCCTTCTAATGCTTTAAGTGATGGGAATATTTCACTCGCCTTTTTCTTAACGCCTTGAGCATTAAGTAGTAATGAAGTCCTATAATCTTCTTGCCAACCCACAGGTCTGATCTTGAAGAACTTGAACCAACCTAAGAATTCTTCGTAAGGCATTGCTAGCACGTCTGATACAGACATACGCAGGCTATACGCTAACTCATAGATAGCTTGTTCTTCCTCAGTTAGTTTCCCGATTCGGCAACTTCTGTTGGTTGACCACCCATACCTGAGAACCTAACAATTTCAGCACCTAGCTTACTTAGTTCATCAAGTGGGAATGAATCAATTTCACTATCTTTCATCTCGCCAGCGCCTTCAACAGCGAAACGAATCATTACTCGCAGGGTGCCTAGCTCATCACCTTCTTTTTGTTTCTTTGTTACTTCTTGGATTTTCATAATCTCAGAAACAGCTAGCTTCTTAATAGTGACCTTATCTTCCATAAAGTCTACTTCTTTTCCCATGTTCTTACCAATTAAATGTTTCATAACTATTTTCCTTACTGTTTATTATCAATGAATAGATGTTTATTATTTTCCTGAAATTCATCAAGTACTTTACCAAGAGTATGAAGCACTGATAAGGTTTCAATAATTTCCTTACCTACCGAGCTATCATTCTCAAAATCTTTTAAACGTTCAAATGATTTACCAATACTAATATCGATAGATCGCTTCATATGTCGGAAGGTAGTCTTCATAACAAATGATTTACTAAATGGTGGTTTACTGTCCATAATACTGTCCTATATATAAGAGAATTACACCTATAAGTATCATTATAATAATATATAAAGTATAACCTATAGGTGTAAAGAAAAGCAACCGGAGGGCGGAAAGAGTCTTCTTCTTTAACGTCCCCTGGTATAACTCTATGATTCTATTAAGATTTAGCTTTGAGTCGTAGGACCAAAGAAATCACCTAAAATAGATAGAGTCAAAGTAGCTTGGTTAGCGTCTGTTAGCTGTGGGCTAACTAAGATTGCTTCAACTTTACCAACAAAGTAGAAGTTAGAGTTAGCAACAGTAGCTAGACCAGCAGAAGTTAAGGCTGTAGGCTTAGCGTTTAGTAATGAAAACTGGAACGCATAAACGTTACCGTCACCAACCAAAGCGCCTAGTGTAGTACCGGGTGCCCAGTCAGCAGGGATGTAGTTAATGGTCATTTCTAATGAAGGAGCATCAGCTTGACCTTGGATCTGGCTAGATGTCTTCTGACCGTAAACGGGTACGTTAACGATGTTAGCGGGTGTACCGATTTGTGGGAATTCACGAACGTTCTTGATTTCAGTGAAACCAGTAGTTGCGAATAATGCTTCTAACTCAGCAACTGTATCGACAGTTGTTAGGTCAGTAATTGCAGTAGTACTTACTGCTAGCGCAGAAAAGATACCTGCGCCGATGGATGTAATGTGAGCCATTGTTTTATTCTCCGTATTTCTTAAAAGTGATTGAATAGTCGCCTCTGTAGATTGAACTATTAATCTTGTCTATGCCAAGCGGTATTAATGTGCTTGGTCCAAATTGCGTTCCATTAGTTAAAGTCTTACCCTGAAAATAATCATTGATTATATCAGCTAACTCGTATAGGTCTTTATCTCCGGCATTATTATCTACAAAAATAGATAAAACCATTCTGCCAGAAAGCTGTTTCTCTAAATTATGTGAATTTAGAGTAGCGACACCCGGAATTATTGTAAGGCGAATATACGGTAACTGAGTACCGATATCTCCTTGATAATTCTCAGGAAATACTCTTATTCCTAGATTTTCCCAAAGATTACTTGCAAAAACACCATAAATATCTTGTCTAATTTTATTAAACATTATGTTGTCCTTCCAATCTTAAAAGTTGTTACGTAAGCATTCCCTGATAGAACAGAACAGTTATAGGTAATACCGTCAATCTCAACCGTGGTATAAGCATTAAAATTAACGCCACCTGTCTTTACCGTAAGAGATAAAAAGGTTGAAATTGTATTACCGATTTCTGATTTAGTAGTTTCAACAAAACCCTTGGTTGTATAGACGTTTGATTGTGCAACAATCTCGCCTACAGTGAAATCAAAGGATGTTACTGTTTTATTAGTGAATTTAGCCGTAACAGCTAGAGCATCTAGTTTACTAAAAGCTTTGTCTACAGCAAGTTGTAGTTTAGCTTTTGATACCATTAGTTAGATCTCCACCATGAATTACCTGAAGCAGAGGCTACAAGTAACGGTTTTAAGAATTTCCTTGCGGTATTCGGAACCAAGGGTGGTGGCATATAGTCTGAGCTATTATCTTCGATTGCAATAGAACCGATTTTAATTTTCTCAAATGTTTGTGCAGTATTATCAAGTAAATTTTCATTGGCAAGTAAATGATTAGCCATTTCAAAAACAGCTAATTTCATTCTTTTAGGTATTTCACCTATGCCAATATTTACTCGCTGTCCTAACTTAGTGTCAAGGTAGCTAGCACTAGTACGAGGCCATGCAAGACTTTGGGTGGAACTGACAGCAGCCCCTATAAATTGATTTTCATCAAGTATGAGAGTTGCAGTCACTAAGGCCGACTCCTTGTCATCAGCATCAGCAGAGTTCCATGAACTCGCATCAATGCGGGTATCAAAGTAATCTTCTGCTTCACTGACGGTTACATATGAGTTTACATTAAGAGTTAGTGCCATCAGTTCCTCCTAAAGGTATTAAGCGTGTAGAATAGGGAGAATGCCTAAATTCAATGCATCCATCTTACGTGCCCATGAACCGGCAGTGCTGTAGGCACTATTGGTAGCAAAAGCAGCAGTAGAACCAGCCCAGTCGTAACCCATTGGATGCATTACGAAACCGTAACGATACCAAATAGAGGTAGAACCACCACCAGTGTAAGAAGCCGCATCACGGTCAACTTCAACAGGGGCAGGCATAGCGATTGGGGAGAAAGCAATAGAACCGGGCTTAACGATGAAGGTAGTCTTAACAGACTGAGCATTCACGTTAGCAGAAGCAGCTAAGTTACCTTGGTCAACACGGCTAACAACTAAACGGAATTTTCCACCGAATACAGTTTGGAAGCTTAAGTTGCCGTCCATTACAGTAGTGGTATCAACTAAGTTAGCAGCACGTAGTTCAGCTAGCACTTCTGGGCTAGTAACCATGTACATAAAGTCAGGCTCATTGTCCTTGTAAGCCATGCCGATAGCTTGGAACAAGCGTTGGCCACGAGCAGCACCGATAGCGGTAGCATCAAATAACTTACGCTCAGTAGCAGCGTTAGAAGCGGCGTCACCGAATACGCTAGCAGCGTTGATGTCAACGAAAGCGCCAACACTTGAGGTATCAGCATCAGTGCTAAAACCTACGATACCAGCACCACGGCTAACTTCGTATGAAGCAACACCCTTAAGGATTGATACAACAGCGTTAGATTCGTCAGTACCACGTACTTCAGCAAAGTCACGAGCAATCTTCAATAGACCGTCTTCTTGTGAGATTACTTGCTGTAGGTTGACTTGTTGTGAACCAAAAGTACGAACAGACTTGATGTAGTCGGCGATTTCGGTAGATACGTCAGTGTAAGTACCGTTAGCTGCGTTTGTTAGGCTTGCTACGTTGATGTTAGCAACCAAAGGTTTGTACCAACGGAGTTGGCCAGTGAAGCTCTCGCCAGTAGTAGAGATGCGAGCATCAGTACCGACTAGGCCAGTAGAGTTTAATTTCTTAGCGGTTGTGTACGCTTCGTCAGAGTAGGCACTGATAGCAAGTGCTACGTTCTTAAATAGAGTATGGTCGATCATTTTTAAATTCTCCTAGAATTAATTTTATAAATTAAAGTTTCCTAATTTGCCAGTTGCTGCCAACTGTAACATTTCAGTAGTTGTCATTTGTGACATCTTTTTATTGGGGTCTAACTTAGGTGTGCCTGACATTCCGCCAGCGCCAGTGCCTGAGTTAGTCTTGGTTTTAAACAAGAAGGTATTGTCTTCATCTTTTGAAAACGCATTAACAAACTCTTTAATGGATGCACCTGACTTATGAATCCAAGCTCCGGATTCCGGGTCTTGAACTAACTGATCAACCACATCACGATACGCCATTTGTTGTGAGCGATCATTTCTGAAGTCTAATCCGGTGAGAGCATCACGAACAGCGGCATCACGAGATAATGAAGTATTACGTTCCTCAGCTAAGCGTAAACGCTCTTTGAGTTCAGCCATTTTCATCTCAGCTACTTCTTTATGTTTACCTTCAGCTTCCATAGCAGACAACTTTTGTTGCTTCTTTTCTTCTTCAAGGTTTACACGTAGTTTCACAGCTTCATCACGTTCTGCGTATGCCTTATCTAGACTTGCCTTAACTTTAGAAAGACGTTCCTCAACCATTTTTTCAAGCAAAGCTTCAGTGTCTTTGTTTGATGGGTTTGAATCATCTTTTTTGTTAAGATCTAGATTATCGTTTAAGTCACTCATTGTTTTATTTTCCTTCGGCACAGCCGTGTTTTAAGTTTTTTCCTGAATTACAAATTCTAGGGGGTTTTGTTATGGACCGATTCCATAAAAATCATAACCGGGTCTAATCGGCGCTAAAATCTCTTCTCTAGTCAAAGCATTAGCTGGGTTTAGTAAGCCATCTTCAATGGCTCTTTTTACTAACAGATCATAACTCTTTCTTGACATTCCTTCTCGGCGTAGTTGCTTAAGCGTATTTAATAGTGTATCACTATCAAGTGAATCTGCATAAATAACCCTTAAGGCATCTTTAGCTTTTTGAGCATTACCGATGTTTGTAAAGAAAGCGTCATGAATTGTAGCTGTAGGTGTATTGCTTCTCGCACCCCATAAATGGAATTGCCGAACAATACTGGCGTCATTCATATGATTACCATTAACACCCATACCGATTCCCGCTCTGTTTAGACTAGCTTTTCCTAATAATGTCGCATCTTCTGCTTTTGCTTCATAAATGTTCCTAACCATTCTACCTGTTATAGGGTCTTTGAATTCAATACTTGTTTGAATCTTAGGACGGTAGCGTTGGTACAGCACTTTTTTATCGAATGTAACCCAAGGTATATCTACTTTTTGAGTTTCATCAACATAAATCTTTGCTGCTTCTTTCCAGAACTGAACGAACTTCTGAGTAATGGGTGCTCTTTCAGCAAGCTTCCTTGACATAATCTCGGATACTTGTCTGAATTCTTGAGGACCGATTAGACCTACTCTCGTATTTGAGAGTTTATCCACGAAGGCTTCAACATCAGGGTGAACGTCCCTAGCTGCAGCAAGTAACTCTCGTCCCACGGGGACTTCGTTTTCTAGTACATCTATCAGTTCACGTTTTAACTGTTTTAGACCATATACAGTGTTATCTGCACCAATACGGTCAGCGTCACGTATTAACTTATCAATTTGATTGTTAACACCACGCAATTCTTCTCTTGTAATTACGGTATAACCTTTCTTTTGAAGGATACCCGCAAATTTAGCTTCAATGTTAGCGGCTTGTGTGGCTTTACCAGCACCGTAAAATGAAACCATATTTTGTGCTTTTGCTGCTTTCTGTAAATCAGTCCATTGAATATTAGCATCAGCTAGCTTATCAATCATCTGAAATTCAGGATCACCAACGGTGTCCATAGCAACAAGGTCATACAACCTGTTCTTTTGTGTAGTAGGTACTACGTTAGAGTTTAGTGAAATACTTCTATCTCGTGTGCTTAAACCAATAATCTGAGCACCGCTTGAAGAAGCGTCATTCTCAATCATTAGCTTTGTGCGATATGTACTTAACTTTTTAGCATCCGTAAAGTTACCGTTAACATGATCATAGACTCGTGCATACTCAAGAGCTAACCTTGACATCTTAGGTACTTCTTCAGCTTCTAATCCTACAATAAGAGGATGTTCAAGAAATTCCCTTATACGGCGATCTCTCTGAGTCTTAGACAACAGTAACCTACCAAGTGATAAAATATCAGCTTCATTCTTTTCAAAGATAGCCAACCTACCCGCATTAGATAGAGCTTCTGTAGCCGGACCGATCAACGAGCCTGTTTGAACAGCTAGCTCTTTCAACTCCTGCAACCCAAAAGGCTGAGAGACAGCAGAGTTGAGGAACGGTCGAACAACTTCACCTCCGGTAGGGGTAAGGTATCCCTGATAGTAAACGCGTCCCCTGCCATCAATCTGGGCTACTACTGTGAAGGGCTTACCTCGTTGATTGTGGTACTTTACAGTTTGCATAAAACCGTAACCTTGATCACCTCGTTTTATGATAAGTTTTCTGAACTCATTAATCTCATCATACTTAGCAGAGTTACCTCGTGGGTCTCTAAAGCGTACAAGATCATCCATAAACGAAGCAAAATCAAGATCAGTTTCGTACTCAACACTCATAGTGTGATTTAGCATCCTAGCAAAGTCTTTATCTACTAATACCTTATCATAGTTACCAGAGGCACGTCTTGTAATAATACTGATACCTGTGTTTTTACCTCTTGCATCAAAGTAAGTCTTTTGACCTGCTTTAACAAATAGTTTATCACGATTATTAGTAATACCAAATCGTTGAGTGAGTAATATTTGTCGATTCTTCGATTGAAGCTCCAGCATATCCTTATCAACAATGAGAACTTCTCTTGATATTGTGTCTTTCCAAGCACCTGTAGCTCTACCTGTTTCGAGGTCAGTAACACTTCGTCTTGATTTACCTCTCAGCTGTATCTTGATCTTTCCTTGCTCTTTTAAAAGCTGTAGGATATCAGAACCGTCTTTGTGGTAGTCAGCGAGTGTAGATTTATACGATGGGAAAGGTAATTTCCAATTGTCTCTTAGCGTCTTACCAATATTAATAGCGATAGAATCGTAATCAGTAGCCTTACCGTCTGCAACACCTGCTAGAATCTTTGAAAGGAGATCAATAGCTTGTTTGTCATTTAAAGTTTCATCAAGAAAATTATTTACGTATTTATTCTTTAAGCTTCTTGCTGATATTTCAAAGTCAATTATTTTTCTGATTTGTTCTTTGCTTGATGTTAATTGCTTATCGATATCTAAAAAATCTTTAACAGAGTTTATTTTCTGTTTGATTTTCTTGAATACCTCAATATCATCTAACTCTCGGATATATAATGCTTTAGCACCGGGTATATTTGTCTTAATCCAGTTATGTATTTTATCGTTAACGTCAATATTACTAGGCTTAAAAAAGTAGGTACGTAACGGCGACCTACCACGGTAGTAGACTGAGCGTGCTAGCTCTCTACCAAAGTCTCTTGACCAGTTGTCAATAAACCTTTGATTACCGAGTTGATTCTCAACTAAATCTTGGAAAGAGAAGTAGCGCCCTTGAATCTGTACCTTCGCCTCTTCACCACCAAGGTATTTAGCAAACAGTTCTGCTCGTTCTCTTGACCGTCTATCGAGGATGCGAGATACGTTGGCTACACTAAACTGCTGTTCAGCTCTTGAGACCTTAATGAAGTCATCCCACTGTGTCTTGTCCTTGGCATAACGCTCAAATAGAATACGTAGATTCTCTACAATAACTGATTGATTATTTACACTAACCTGATCTTCAAGGCTCTCAGCAAAGTCTCTAATAAATCCTTTTTGGTCTTTTGTTAGCAACTTAGAGTTGTCAAGGAAGTCCAATCGTTCTTGATAGACAGACAGGTCAGGGTCATAAAGCAGTGTAGACTTAACTTCACCTGTAAAGGGATCAAACGACTGATTACGTTCATCAAATTCATTGTTAGCTCGCATACGGACGCTACGTTTACCGGCTAAAGTTGTACCTCTAAAGTCAGTTAAGGACATAGCTTGACGAATATCATCAGAGTCAGCAATATAGAGAGCTCTTAATTGTTTCTGATAATCTGTACTCCGAAGAAGATCGTAGGGTCGCTTGATGCTTAGTAACTTATTACCATCATTGTCAATCTTACTAATAGCCGCTTGTCGGTTAGGGAATACTAACGTCCTAGCATTATCTAGTTGACGTAATGCAGCAATGCTAATACCACGGCCTTTAGCGGTAAAGAACTCTGTTACTTTAAGAGTACCTGCTTGGAAGAGCGTTGCAGCTTCTTCTGAACCAAGGTGTTGGGTTTGAATACCCATGGTCTGTCTTAATAGCCAAGTAGAGTAATCCTCAACATTAGGTGACTTACCATTAAGCTGGTTAGCAGCTACTTCTTGTAGCTTACGCTTTTTAAGTCTCTCTGAGTCAGTCTTTAGTATATCTTCTTTAGTCTTTAAAACGGGGACCAACGCTGATCGGCAATTCCAGTGAAGAGGTGGTCTATATCGAACGTCCTCGAGAGGGAATACTTGACCATCGAGACTGGAACAGGTAGTACTTGTTCGAGCGTCAAGTACAGCAGTAAAACGATATCCATAAATAATGTCCTTGTTTCTTTCCATCACCTTATCGATAGCCACAGCTTCAGTACGGGTAATAGCGGTTCTCACAAGGGATTTAACTTGTGATTCGGTTAATTTGGTTGTCTCTATAACACTTTCAATGATCTGCTTTTGTGATAATTTATTTGCTAAACCATCTCTAACTTTACCATTAATTCTATTTAATTCACCAGAACCAATAGAATTAAAATGATCTTTTAAGCTTTTTGATACTTTGATGTTTGGACCAATGATATCAATTGCTGTTTCAGCAGCAGAAGGTTTTATAACCTTAAAGAAGCTACCTGTAGATTTCTGTAAGTTGTTAGCATGAAAAGAGGAAGCTGCACCAGCAAAATCATTTACGCTATTACTTGCAATACTGTTTATTTCTTTCATTGCGCGAGTAATCTCAGGCTTCATATCTGCTCGGATATTGCGTACTAGAAGATCTCTAAGCCTTTTCTGGTGTCTGCGAATACCGCGAGAGACATTAGTTTGTGTTTCTAACTCGTATAGCCTTGTATCAGCTAAATGCTGTACAATTCTATCGTAGAGATCATCGTTAATAGCCATTGTTACTCTTTCTTAAATAAACTAATAATAAACTTAATACCGTTACCTATTCCAGAAAAGAATTCTGAAATAGATTTCCTAGTTCCTGTCCATATCTCCATTGGAGAAGGCAAAATCCATCCAAGAATAATAAGAATAATAGCCCAAGGGGGTAAGTTTTGGATGGATACCTGAGCAGCCTCAATAGCGTTTTCTGACTGGCTTAATTTACCAATGTCATTTGCTTCAACTTTGTTTTCTTTAACTTCACCTACGATAACGCCTGTTTGCTTATTTTCTTTACCTATTTGAGTATTAGCAGCTACATTAGTACCACCACCCATTCCCGGTATAAATGCAGATAATGCAGAACACGCTGTCAGGGATAATGTGAGTAATATAATAGCTAATACTTTTTTCATTTAGACTCCTTTTGTTAGAGTTGTTTTTAGGTTCTCAAGAATACTAGCATCAATGTTAGACGCATTAGTACCTACAAGCGGGTCTGTTTGAATCTCAGAAACACCTTCGTCATCATTGTAGTCAATTGGCAGAATATCATTCTGTTTAGCAATAGCAATAAAAGTAGAACGTGGGATAATACCTTGCTGATACCAATCTGTAATTAGTCGCATCCAATCAGCACCCATAGGTGTTGGATTAAAGTCAGCACTCAAAGTAAAATCTACATCCGATTCATTTAAGCCTAAGCCATATTTCCAATTTAACATAACAGTAATAACTGACTGCATTGTCTTAGAAATCTTGTTGTTTAACAGACCCAATTGTGCTGTTTGTGCAGCATTACGGATCTCGAGAGCTACACCGCTCTGTCCACTACCTTCCGGTGATAACATACGGATGCCCATCTTAGCCATTTCTTCAACAGTAGCTGATATAGCGTTTTCCATATCAGATAATGAGCCAGTAGGTGTTTCAAGCGCCTTGATAGAGTCTTCTTTGCGTAGGTGAATCCACGAACCTAGACCTGCACCAACGATATCATCAAACTGCTCATCAGTCATATCAGACATAACAACAGGGGTGTATGTTGCTGCACCATATAGTAAATGGTTACGGCGGGATATCTTATTGTACAATGATACTTCACGGTCTACAAGGGGTTGTAGGGCAGGTTCAATAGGGTCTACTTGACCGTTTAAAGGGAAGGCCGGAATATATGGGATTCTTTCACCTTGCATTAGGGGTTTTTGCGTACTAATTAAGGACCAATCTTGAGTAGTTAATGACTGAATATACTGCGGACTTAAGTTACCGTTGATCACATCAACAGTGTCATTCGTATCTCTACGCTGATAAGTATCAGTAACAAAATAACCCTCTTCATCGAGATAGTAGTGGCTCACTGTGTCTACATAGTCAGGATGAAACGGATTACTATCATAGTTAGGCATATAGTACCGCATAACCAGACTAGTTAATGTCTCAGCATTACTAAAGCGACCCTTACCCTTACGCCAATTAATAACGTTTTCAGCCTTGACAACCATAGCATAGGGGCTAATCATGTCACGCTGTTCAGGGGAAAGTTCATCGTAATTATCTACTTCAGGATGATCAACAATAATCCACGCACGAGATGTCTGTAGTTCTTCCCAGATAGCTTCATCAAGAAAAGATAGCATAGGTATACCGTCAGCACTAAAGTTATTCTTTAACCAAGACTCAGCACCTTCAGGTACACTATCAGGTAGTGTTAGTTGAGGCGGTTTACGCAATAGTCCACCCACGAGCACCTTAGCATATTGGGATACTAGACCCGGTAACTCTGCCTCTGCACGATAGAAGTTGAATTGCTCCTGTGTCATCTTAGGGCTAAAAGGCAATAACAAATTCTTGTAGGTGTAAACATCGAGAATGTCATCGTAAGCTTTTGCTTGAGCTTGTCCATTTAGGACAGCCCGTGATCGCTTCCAGAGGGTGCGTAGAGACTCATAAGAGGCTGAAGGATCACCAACAGATTTTGTTGCCGCCTTAGTTGTAGTAGTTGTTAAGTTCGCCATTAATTGTCTTCTTTCATATAAGCATAGATAAGGAGACCTTTAGGCCCTTACACGTTTTCTTTTTCAAACATCTTGACTAAGCGCCCTACAATGTCTGAGCGAACCACATCGTCTGATGTGAATCTAATAATTGGGATATCGATGTTGTTGCGATGGCATAGCTCTACCAAGCGTAATACACCAGAGCCATTAGAGGTGTCTGACTGAGCAGGGTCTCCACACAATACCATCTTGGAGTTTTCACCAAGTCGAGTTGTAATAGCTTTTAATTCTTCTAATGTTAAGTTCTGACATTCATCAACAATAACAAGAGAGTTTTCATAGCTACGTCCCCGAATAGTCTCTAGGGGCTGGACTTCAATAACATTCTTTGATGTTAAGTACTTGTAGAATCCCATACCAAAGTTCTTTTCTAGAACACTAGTAATAGGTAACAACCACGGTGCCATCTTATCTTGTACGGTGCCGGGGAAAGCACCAATACTCTTGCCCGTACCTACGTTGGAACGGCTTAATACGATCTTTTCATATTTTCCTGAAAGGAACAAGTTAGCTATTTGGGAAGTACTACAGTATGTCTTTCCTGTACCTGCACTACCAATAGTTACCGTAATAGGGTAATTTCGAATAGCTTGTAACAGCCTCTCTTGCTTACCGTTCATAGGTTCAATGTGGAATTGTCTTGGTGTTCTTGGTTTTTGTTCTACTTGAACACCCATATCACCCAACATACGCTGGTCTTCCACACGGTCACGTCTTGTCATCTTTCGAGTTCTTGGCATTAAGTCCCCTTGTTAGCTTAAGTTAATTACTATAGCGGTTAGTCCATTTAACCCAGTATGCCCAATATGCAGCACTGAGTTTCCCTTTTTGAATGTCTTGTTTGTGTCTAGCAAAGAAAGCATCTCTCCTAGACTTATCGGATTCACCCTCACCAGCTTTAGGGGGTGATCCGCTAACACCTTGAGCACCAAAACGAATTAGTCTTATGGTCTCGCCTACTTTTGCTAACACAGCGTGAGACTTCTCAGGGTGATTAGCTGTTCGTTTAGGCTTGTTATAACCTGCAAAGGTTTCACCTTGGTACTCAATTGTCATATTAATCTCCGAAATAAGGACGGGACTCTCACCCGAATCTGGTTACGTTTATCCAGTGTTACCCGATTCACAGTTTTACGTACTGCAAACGAACCTAAGGTAGGTTAATTAGTAATAATGGTGAGTACGGTTGTACACCTTAATCCAATAATCTAAGTCATGTTGTGACATCATTGTTTTATCTCTTAGGAATAACTCTAGCTTAGCCTGCGCATCAGACTCAGTTGCAAGAAAATTTCCAATAACCATTAAGTATTCTTTTAGTATCTTGAGCATTACTTTTTCTGAACAAATGAATAAAGCTCATTAGCTTTTGTAACAATATCACCAAAGTTATACATTTGTGGAGTGAACTCAGCAAGGTCTCCTTGGGTAGCCTTGGTGTTCTTTAGTACTTGCTGATACATAACTGTT